GGGTGTCTCCTCTTCGTCCTCTTCCTCAGGCTCCTCCTCTTCGTCCTCTTCCTCTTCGTCTTCATCCGCCGGCTTTTTCTTTTTCTTCTTCGGCGTCTCGTCTTCGTCTTCCTCTTCAGTGTCGTCCTCTTCGGACTCGTCCTCTTCCTCTTCGTCTTCTTCCTCGTCCTCTTCCTCGGCGCCCTTCTTTTTCTTTTTCTTCTTGGGCGACTCGTCTTCGTCTTCCTCGTCCTCAGACTCTTCCTCTTCGTCTTCGTCCTCTTCGTCACCAGACTTCTTTTTCTTTTTCTTCTTTGGTGACTCGTCTTCGTCTTCCTCGTCTTCGGATTCGGTGTCGTCCTCTTCCTCTTCTTCCTCGTCCTCAGACTCGTCTTCGTCCTCTTCATCGCGACCGTGTTTCTTTTTCTTCTTCGGTGTCTCGTCCTCCTCATCCTCTTCTTCACGCCGCTTTTTCTTCGTTGCCATCGCCTCGTCCTCTCCATCCCGCGAATCTTGCCCAAAGTAAGCAGCCTTCTGTTGCTCTTCGGAGTAGGGCGGGATAAGTTCGTTGAATCCCTTGCAACGATCTAGGATTTTGCTCGGGACTTTTGACGGTTCTTCGTCTACAATCGGTGTGGTGTACGTTGTATCAAGCTGAGTGCCAGTTCGCTCGATATTCAAGTTGTATCCCCGCTTCGGGTCAATGCAATCCTTCTTCGGGTTTTTCAACACACCTAGCAAACGCATCGCCAAACTTTTCTTGCCGCCTGTAGACACTGTCCACAGATACGGGCCACGCATCTTGCCACTGTCTGGTTGGACAACGGCAATTTGCACTACAAACTGTTCTTTGGGCTGCAATGCCGCAGCGATCTTCTGTTTAGTCTTGCTGTCTGATTTGGCTAGCTTGGCTGCTTTGTCGCACAGCCAGCACTCACCTTCGCCATGAATAGCATGCCCGCAGCGAAGGAACCGTTTGTTCGGTCCAACGTCGCGGTGAACGAGATACTCCAAATACGGAGTTGTCTTCTTTGATTTGACCCGCGGTAAGATGCGGATCGTGTTGTCACCCTCTACAAGTTTGAAACGGCCTTTGCTTGTCTTTTCTTTCAAACGGTCAGCCGCTTCTTGACGCCAATCACTCATTACCAGTCCTCCTCTAATGTACGTTCTTCTTACCTTCCGGTCCATCCTCTGCGTCATCCACTTTCGCCTCACCCAACTGCTCGATGAAGTTCAACCGTTCTTTATACCAAACAACAGCAGCGGCTGTCATGGACTCCACAAAACTGTTTGAAAGAACCCGAATCACGCTTGTCGATAGTGCAGTTATGATTAGCACATCCATAAGAAACATTGCGTTATATGCCATCGCCAACCAAAAACTACTCATCACGTTCTCTCCTTGCCTCAAAGCGTCGTTTCACTTGACGCCTCAATTGATCCAGTCCTGCCTCTTCAATATCCCTGCGCGCCTGGCGAGCCTGGGCATGGGCTTCGGCCCCTAGAATCTCCGCCAGCGTCTGGATTGCACGACCACGCTGTCTGTATGTTTCAAGTAACAGCTTGGCCATTTCTTCGTAGGCCACAGCATCCTCAAACTTTCGCTTCGCACTATGGACGTGTGGGTTGGTAGCAACGCGATCTTTAATGTATCCCTCAGTTATACTTCCTTTCTCCCCAGACCGTTTTTTCTGCCGCAAGATCATCGCAGCCTCAGTCTTGGCTGCTTCAAACTTTGATTCTGCACGAATCCGTCCACGCATTTTCTTAACTCGGTAACGTGACGCTTCCAAATACAAAGTTGCTTGTTCTCGATTCGCCTGGATAACGTTCTCTTCTGAGAAATCTAGCTTCTCGATGAGGTCATCTAGATTGACTGGCTGCGAGAGCAGTTCTTCCATTCGATTCATCGTATGGACCCTCATCTATGTCCAACATCTTGAGTGGCACTAATCCTTCACTACCGTTGCCTACAGCCCAAACACATAGCACGCGACCCATTTCCTTACTACAACCGTTACACACAATTTCCCACGAGTTCATTTTGGTGTAGTCGATGGTGAGCACCGAGCCGAGATAATTCGGGGTGCAGTCTGCACAATCACACATCGGGTACGAAAGCCTTGCTTGCGCATACCTTTGTCGCATACATACATTTTATAGGTCGTGCACCTAAAATTCTTATGCCGCCAATTTCTCTGCTGCTTGCAACTCTTTCTGCAAAGCAATGTTCGATTTCTTATTAGCCTTGCACCATTCAACCAGCGTTGGCCCGATCTTGCTTTCTGGTGTATAGTCAACCGTCACGCCGAATCGGAATCCGACCTTTGGTTCAGCCTTCAACGGAATCTTCCACTTCAACCCAAAGTCGTTGCGCAGAACATTCAGCACCTCTTGCTCTAGCAAATAAACAGCTTGCTTGGTTGCTTCGCGAAGATCACGCAAAGCCACACTGCATACGATTGAATCGTGGATTTCCATATTCGGCGTTCGAATCAGTGCATAGGTTTTTCGTTTCCGCTTCAACGATGCAAGCGCCATTAGCAACAGTTGATGTGCACCACCCTGAATCGGCGTGTTCACGGCCTGATTCGCCCAGAATGCGCCACCGGTTCTTTCATCTTCATCCTCAGGCACATGAATCGGGCACTTGAAGCCAAGAATATTTGTCACATACCCAAACCTACGCGCCTCCTCATGCTTCGCCCGAATGAACTCTTTCACCCGCTTGTACTTCTTGAAGTAACGCGTCATCATGTCATGCACTTCACTCTTCGATGACTTGATGCCATTCACCTTGAGGTAGTTGAGCATGCCGTCTTCTGTCAAACCATAGAGCAGACCGAAATGGAAGTTTTTAATCAGCTTTCGTTTCTGCTTGTCTTTGGCAATGACCTCAACCGACCAACCCGTGATCTCGTTACCAACCAGACAGTGAATATCCTCATCCTGATTGAACTGTTCAATCAAAGCCTCATCACCAGACGACTGCGCAAAGAACCGCAGTTCGTTCTGTGAATAGTCCAACGCTAGATAAATCTGCCTATCCCAGAACTCTCGATACCATTTCGGATCGTACTCCCCATCCTCTTTCCACTTGTTGTAGATGTCACGCCACTGACGATCAGAGACCAGCATGTTCTGCACTTGCGGGTCGCCGTGTATGTTCTGGAGATTAACTGTGGTTATCTCTTCACCGTCTTTGCTGCCACCTGATGAAATTCGCCCAGTCTTTGTGCCCGTCAGCCACCACTTGGTAAACAGTCTACCTTTGTGTTCATCTGCACACTTCTTGAATCCCTTGCGATAGGTTGAGTCAAGCTTTACGTCTTTCCGATACTCGATCTGCAACTTAGGCAGCGGATGCTGAGTCGACAGCAACTCAAGAATGTTCTTTGCTGTACTCCGATTTCCTTTATTGATAGGTTCAAGATCGAGAACATCATAGATAATGCGCGCAACATCCTGAGGAGAGCCTGGCTTGAAGTGGGGGTCACCGGCGAGAACTTGTAGCTGCTGCGCTTTTTTCTTGATTCGAAACGGATAGATTTTAGCTAACGCTTCACACTGCTTGTAGTCAAAGTACGGGCCATTCTTTTCCATCCAATCCAGTGTGAAGGCTGCGTCTTGATACACCTTTAAGAGCGGCAACGCTACATCTTGAGTGGATTTCTCGATGCGCTTAGTGAGATCGCAGTCAGCACCATTATAGAGAACGAGTTTCTTCCACGGTATTTTGGCAAAATTAAGCTTACCGGCTTTCGATGCCTTCTGATATGTCCACCCCTCTGGTGCAGCCTCTGGCATTATGACTTCTTTGTAGCCGGAGAACTCAGGGAAGCGGACTTTGGTAATCTCTGCTAAGGCGTATGATCGACGCCCAGGCCATTTGAAGTATTCAGAATAGTTCGTGTCAAAATCGTACGATCGGAATCGACCGCCTAGAAGTTTTTCACTCTCAGGCTGATCGTGTGAACCATGATGACAAACCTTTTTAACATTCGGGTTCGAAAGAATCGAGCGAACAATCCGCTTCAGTTTTCGTCTGACTCTCTGCTTAACATCCACCAGCGGATGATCGAGTGCTACCGTCCAGGCATGGTTTTTCTTGAATGCGAAACCATAGCACAGTGCCTTCCATTCACCATTGACCCAACCCTCTTCAATATCTGCGGCAATCCGTTCGCCTTTAGCCGCTGCGGCCAGGATCTGTCGTTTCATGTCTCTGGCATGTTTGACAGTTGTAACACCTTCGTAGTTCTTTGCTCTGAGAAAACCAAACCGCCCAGCTGGCTCTGCCAGCATTCGCACAACTGCTTTCAAGCCGTACCGAAATTGCTTGCGCCGATGCTCTGGTACATAGGCCCGCATCAGGTAGGATGGATGATCGAGAACCACCACTCGACCATTCAACTTATCTGACCAGAACACCATACTGTCCCGCTTGAAACTTTTCCCAAACAGCTGCTTTGCTGCAATCTGTCCTAGAACAATGTGTACCTTTGCGCGACTTTTGACAATTGCCTGATCTGTGTACAGTGAGCAACAGAAGATTTCTTCTTTCGTTGGGTCGCGCATGACCAACCGACCATGAACCTCATCGGCTGGATAGCATCGAACCATGTTCTGAATGTCACAGTCGTCTCGTGTGAGCCCAACCGCTTCCATTTCTTTCCAAAACCATTTGCCCGCTTTACCGACCAGTTCCTTCCCGACTTCATTTTCAGTCGGCCCAGGAGACTGCGCCCAGGTGAACAACTTCTTGCCCCTCACATGCCCTTTGATCTTGCGAATGCCATCAGCACCATTGCGTGGACAAAACGCACATCCACGACGATGCATTGCAGGTGCTGGTTTTTTTCCTGGGGTGATCGGTGCGGCTTCAGGCCAGAGCAGATTAGTATACTGAGGACTCAATTGTTTCCCTTAGCGTTGGGGTCAAGAACGCAGTACACCTCATACGTTGGAACAGCTACCCATCCCGGACCACAATCATAGCTGTAGCCGACTGTGTTCCCGTCGCGATCTTGAATAGGAACTTTCTTCGGTATCGGCGTAATCTTTTTCAGATGGTATTGCTGCCACTTGGTGTATCCCGCAACAGCGACAACAACGAACAGAACAAACCAAGCAAGCACAGAAATAAGAGTGTATTTTTTCAACTCGTCACTCATTTAGTGCGGCCTCCAGCTTGCGCCACGACAACTCAAACGCTTCTCGCCTTGATGGGCCAATATCCGTGCGCTGACTTTGTGCCTTCATCCATTCCGCTGCTTCCCTAAGCCCACCCATCTCCTGCAACAGTTTCTCTTCACGGGCGGGCGGCTCGCTGGCCGTGGGTTGCTGCGCGGCCACTTTCACCGCCATATCGGCCATCTCGTAGCATTCGCATTCGCGACCAGACTCTTTAAGCTGCTGCCAAGTTCCGTAATCGAATTCGCATAGTCCATTGTCATGGAAAGCCTTGGCGAAACGGTCACGCAGTGTGGGCGTCCCTTGCGATGGCTTGTTGGTTGGGGTCATGGCCGCTCTCCAAATTCATCCCATTTACTAGAACCATCAGAATGAACTTGATGATTGTCTCGACGGTTGCAGGTATGCCAAGAGTTGCCGTCCCATCGGACGGAGACACATTTCTGTTCATCCAGCAATTTCTGGTGATGACCACAAGGACTGTATTTTTCAGAGCACGAAAAGCAGGAGCTAATGCTTATCATTAGCTTGTCGGTTGGGGTCATGGCTTTCTCCTTGGGAAAAGGGCGATGCTGCGACACCGCCCAGACCTGGTTGTCTCCGTTTTACTGACCTGTGATTGCTGCGTATATTTCGGCGGTAAGTTCTACCCAGTGCTCGTGAGTAACTTCGGTGTAGTTGGCACTAGATTCAGTTTCAAAGTAAGCCCCGTCTGGCTCGCCAACCTTGATGTTGTGAACGAGGGTAGTAATGTCGTACATCAACTGCCCCTCGTGTAGGTCGATCTGCTCTGTCTTTAACGTGAAGCAGCCCAGCTTAGGGGCCGTCCACAGCTTGTTAGTGATTCGCTCTGTGCTACCTGACACTAACGTTGGGTATTCGGTGTAGAGCACATCGTAACCGCTGACTTGTCCATCCGGCGTCCCGCCTGTGCACATCGGCCCGAGCGTCGGAGGATTTTGGAAAGTGTTGTCTCGATGCTTGGTTTGCAGGTGGACCGTGACTTTCGATTGCATATCAATGAGCACCCAGCGGCCATCGTGATAAGAAATCGTCCTCACCGGCTTGCCGCTACCTGGCATGTTGTAGGAAGTCGCCATGTCGCCCAAAGAGTTGTACGCGAAATGACGTACGTCCGATACCGGCAAGGTGTTGTTGGGCATGCTGGGAATGAATGATCCATGTCCGGCACCTGCAACAGACGTAATGGTTACATCCGCCGTAAATGGAAGTGTTTCAGTTATCTGCGCCCGCACACTTCGCAGAGCAACTCCGATGCTGATAAGCATTCCTAAAGAGCCCGCTATGAGTATGGCTTTAGTGATTTTGGTCATGGTTTTTCTCCTTTAGCAGCCTATAGGCTTAGGACCTAAGCACTGCAAATCCAGCCCAGGGACCCCACCAGTAGCGAAACACAAATTAGGAGTGTTCGCCGCACAAATGGAAGCTGTCTGCGTCGTATAGGGAAAGTTGTTAATTACGCATTGAGTTTCGTAACAAATAGGCTTGGGGTTGAAACAGCCGAGCCTGTTTGTCCATGCACAAAGGCCCGATGCACAAGAACGCACCACCCTCTGGTTGCAACTTGCGCATGCGATAGCTTTGGTGATCTTGCCAGCCAAATGCACCCCGGCAACCATCAACAGGATTAGAACCACCCGATATAGTATTCGTTTCATCGTCAATGTTCCTTTTCTTTTTAGATTTTACTTGGCCCTAGGGACATCCTCCTCTCACTTCTTTTTCTTTGTTACGACCACTGACACACCACCAGCCGAAATATAGTAAGGAGTCTTCTTGTCGAAGCGAACAGACAACACTGCTTCTTTGTTCTTCGCAAGATAGTCGAAGATTGGCAACAGGATTTCCAGCGGCCACCCAATTTGAATGTCTTCTTTCGCAGGCTCTGCAATCGACACGTACTCTCTGAAGATGCCTTGGGGAATCTTCACCTCTAGCAGAACTTGTTTATCCCCCTTTGCTGCGGCAACCGTCAACAACCAATCTTGCCGTCTGATCGAAGTTAGGTATTCAGAGAAGCGAGCCGTAACAGCGCCAAGCTTATGCGTCAACAATCGAAACTGCTCAGTCCATTTCCTGCCATCATCAATCAAACCATCCATCGTTTCGAGCGGGAACCCTTTCAACGCCTTTGCCGACACCCCTTGCCATATTCTCCCGCAATCAAATCCCAACGTTACGTCTTTTTCTTGCAACCGCACCTCTTTGATTCGATCGTTCGCGAGCACTGGCACGAGAAACAGCGGGAACGGCAAAGTCTTTGGGAATGTTCCCTTTACCGTATGATGTGCTCGAAACACGACCAACTGATTCGACGCATACAGTGCAATCCCTTTTTTCGTCCGCTTGATGTACACACAGTTCAGTTCTGGAACAGTTGGGTCTGACGTCGCGCAGGCGCAGGCAATGGTAACCAATGAAGAAACTTTTTTCTCCATCGGTAGTACTGATCCTTTTCCATCATTTGGGATTCCATACCCAGCGTTACTGGGCAAGAGATCGAATGTTGCTTTCCGCCGTCCTTGCGTCACCTTGATTTGCTTGCCGACTTTCGAGAATACAAACGGACGATCGGATCGGTAGTTCTGCGCTGTGAGGATGAACGGGAAGAGCAAGCGGCGATCAAGGTAGACGGGTTTACTTGCGCCAATCGACCCTTCCCCTTTAATACTGACTACACCCGTAACGTCCGACGACAGCATCAAATCAGCACGACCTTTTTTCTCCGACAACTGAATGAAGACCGAGGTCGGGATGCCAGGTCTGGCCGGTACCAGATCGAGAACACCAAAAACGTCAATCAACTTTTCCGGGTCTACTGTCCATTCAGTTGTACTCAACACGCCCTCCACACTCACCGTCTTCTGACACATCTACATATTTCACATCGTAGTCATTTTCTCGCAGCATCGTGGCAATGGTCATCGCAATTTGTTCGCACGATGCTTCGATTGGTTTGTCAACGCTGTTTGATCGGTACTCTTCCTTGATTGCCAAATCAAGATCACGCTTCAAGTGATGGAACTCAACTTCTCGATCACTCTTAGTTACAAGTACGGCCGCTTCAACATGAAATTCATGCCGATGTGACGACCGCAGGTACTTTGCGTCTTCTGGTGCATCCTTCCACTGATGAAACGCAACAAACCGCGTTCTTGCATACACACAAATCACAATTGTCATAGCCACCCCTTCTCTCCTCGAACACCATCCAGAAATTCAGACTTCACTTCGTTTCTCTTGAATGCACCTGCCAACGCCGTTGTTCTAGTTACAGCTTGATCTTTCTTTACACCTCTAATTGTCATGCACAAATGCAACGCCTCTACAACAGCACCGCATCCGCTCGGCTCAACAACATTATTGAATACATCTACGATTTCCCGTGTTAGCTTTTCCTGAACCTGTGGGCGACGTGCAAGTATTTCAATCATGCGTGGAATCTTTGACAAGCCTACAATTTTGATACGCGGCAGGTATGCAAAATGAACTTTCCCGATGATTGGTGTCAAGTGGTGAGCACAAAAACTAACAAATGTAATATTTTTGACAAACACCATTTCATCATAGGCACCTGTTTCAAATCCTTTTTTCAGCACTGCGGCTGGGTCATCATACACGCCAGAGAAGTACTCTTTGAACGCGTTAACCACACGCTCAGGTGTCTCGTTGATATGATCTTCAGAGATCACTGCTGCAAATCCGGGTGTTGTCAACATCTGCCCAATCGCAGCTTCGAGCGTGGTTTCCCAATTAGGAGTTAGAGGAGTCTTTCCCATTCGATTTTGTCTTCGCCTTTTCTCAGGTCGAGTTTCGCTAAGTTCGCGAACATCCACCCGTTGTATGTTGACCGCTCATCGAGACTTCGTCGCACCTTGTCGAAATCGAATCCATGTGACTCGACCTGACGGCGGATTTCTTTCTGCACATGTTTTGGCATGCGGTTGAACGACTTCAGATTCCCTTTACTCTCTCGCGTGCTAACATGCACCTGTCCGGCTGTCCGAGTAAAGGGATCGACCATGATGATGTGCCCAAAGCCGGAGATTCGCGCCCAGGTGCTTGAATCGACACTGTACCAGGGATAGCTGAATGTCAGCGAAAGGCTGGTGATCGCCAGCCCATGACAAATAACGCCGTGCTTCTCGGTCATGTTAAAGACCTGATCGAAATAGTATCGTTTCTCTTTCCACGTCCGTCTTGCTTTGTCCGCAGAACCGATACCGATCAGCTTGTGACCATCATCGATATACCGCTTGAGCCAGTCAAGCCCCTCATCTCCGTGAAACACAGGAGTAGGCATCACGCCTTGTTTCATCAACTCGTTGGTAATCTTATAGACAGTTGGGGCATGCTTGACGTAATCGAATGTGAAATAGAAGTCCCAGTTCTTTCGCTCTTGCTTGATGAACTCCACATAATCTTCAATGGTCTTCTGGCGGAAGGCTTCGACATTTTCTAGTTTGCGCATAGCGTTCGCTTTCGCCATCATGCGCCCAGAAGTCGCACCTACACCACCAGAAACAAATTTATGGAACGAGAACGCTCCCGAGTCCATCGCGATTCTACACTTATGCTCTACTGATGCCCGGTAGGCACTCTCCATCCTTGGCCTGTGATAGAAGGCCCCAGGGGCAACATATACGTAACTGTAGCAACGATATTTGCACCCAGTTCTTCGTACCCACTCTGCTTCGATCTTGTCATCGGTTCCGAAGCGTCCAGATAAATAGAAAATGGGGAACTCCTCACGCTTGAGTCCCACTTTCCGATTCACTTTCGATTCGTTTTCGTTCGTCATGTTCTGCTTTCTCAATCAGTGCTTCCCACTTTTGATCTGTTGTCACACCTGTAATGGTCTTCGCTAAAGCTTGCGCCTGCTCGATCAGTTGGGGGTCGGCTTGCTCAACCTGCCTGCGAAGTTTCAGATATTCGACAAGCGTCATGCATCTTGACCCTCATAGAAAATTTTCAGATAACCGTTAGCCTCATTCACTTTCCAACGCTTGCCGTTGAACACTCCACCACGCATGATTCGAAGCACGCGTTGAGAACTACCGCCTTGCAACTTCACCCACTTTACCAGATCATCCACCATCACGCCTTTCATGCACATCAGAAACGCTTGCGTGGTCATTGCACCTGTTTGCCGAAACGGCAACTTCGGGCCCGTGTACTGTTTCTGCTTTTTCTTCCGTTCAACTTCACCCACTGGAACGTCTCGAAATCGAACCATCTCTCCCGCCTTCCAATCATTGATCTGCCCTGTAACAAACAACGGGCAGAGTTTTCTGTCTGGACATTCCTTTTTACATTCTCGCACATCTGGGTCATAGCCGTGATTCAGAATGCGACCACCTGGTCCGTAGATGTTAGTTTTCCCGAAGCACCATTTCTGGTACGGGGCATCAACGCCTGCTTTGTAGCAATCGAAGCAGATACCCGTTGATGGAAAAAACTTTAACTCCGTTACATCCTGTGTGTTAAAGTGCTTCTCACAGAGGATGCACTCGAGCACCCCTATCTTCGCGGCGAATCGCATCTCTTACATATTGTATAGATTTCGGATGGAAGAAAGTAGCAACGGCTAGAGATTCAGGTCAATGGCTACCTGCTGCCGCCATGTTTCATGCAGCAACAAGAACTCCATGTCCTCTCGGGTGAAGCCATAGTACTGGCACAACACCTGCATCTCATCTCTCACATCATAGAATTTTTCACCGCGAAAGTGAGCGTGCTTCTTGGTGAACATCCACGTCCTGATCGAGCGCCTAAGCGGAGGCGATGCCACTTTGATGATCTTGCGGAGGGATTCAACTGCGTGGATTTCTTTTTCGATCGGATCTACAGAAGAGAGTCGGAAGAGAACAGAGTCAACAGAGACAAGATCACATTTGCTACGCTTCTGCGTGTAGTGCGCTGCTAAGATGCGTTGGTAAAACTGCTCCAAGCTTATGTGGATGAACGTCATAAACGTTGCACGATGCGGACGCCATTTAGTGACCTGCTGCTTTACAAACAACATTCCTTCCTGAATCAAATCAGCGGGATCCATCCAACGTCGCGGTTGAGGGGGTAACTTTCGCCACGTTGCCAGAGCCATTTTCGTAACTAGACGGGTATAGTTTACGACTACGGGACGTTTCACCATGAGCCTCCAAAATGTAGTTCAACACGTTTTCAGGCGAAGCAACCTCGCTCGCTTCACTACAGAATCAGCTTCGACCGATGGGCGAATTATAATCGAAAGCAGTCGGGGCGCAAGAGGCACTTTGAGAAATCCTCAGGGTAGCTTCCAAATGCTAACCCTGCTGGCGAATATGTCGGCGAGATCATATTCGAAACAGAAATTTGTAAACTCCTCAAAGCCATCGTCCGTCAGTTTGCTTTTCTCTCGCAGAAACTGCTTGCGCGATAAACCATCCAGCAAAGCCTCGACCTTTTGTTTCGTGAGATCATCGAGATGTTCACTCTCAGCATCCCGCAAGATGTGTGACAAAACATAGTTCGATCGGATAATCGGCCAACGTGATTTGACCGGCGAGAAGTTAAACTTGATTCGGTAATCTTGCTTCTCCCATTCTTTCGAAGGGTCAAGTCCTTCCTGAATCATCTTTGCTGCTTTCTTTGGCCCAACGCCGTCGAGTGGATGCGGAATGTTGTCGGTTGGGTCACCGATCAACGCACGAACCTTGACCCAATCTTTTGGATGTAGCTCGATTTCTTCTGCCACCTGCTGCGCGAACATGATCCGGTTGTTCGTTTCTCCCTGTTTCTTGCCACGCATGATTCCGATTTTGTCTGTCGCCAGCTGGTAGAAGTCTTGATCGGTTGAGTGCACAATTACTTTTTCAAAGAACTCTGCCTTCACCGCTTTCGTCGCCAGCATGCCGATTAGATCGTCGCACTCGAGTCCTGGTATCTCGAACGATCGAAAGCCTGCCCGCTTCCACATCTGCTGGTAGATTGGCAACTGGGGGAAAAGATCAGCAACGTCCTCTTTTGGATCGCCCCCGTGATTTGTTCTATGGGCTTTGTACTCTCCCCCACTGAATCTGTGGCGCCACGTTTCACCTGCGCCGTCCCACACAAACACAAACGCGGTTTCAGGCAGTTGTCGCGCCAAAGCAACCAGTGAGTTCAGCCCACCAAACAGAAATGAGGTACATCGGCCCTTGCTTGACAGGAACCGATGCACGAAATGCATCCGGTAGGCGTAGTTCTTTCCGTCAATCAGTACCAGTTGTTTTGTCATCGTCTCCCATCTCCGCTCGTTCATAACGCACACGATATTCGTCGTGAGCCGCTTGCAGTTCAGCATCAACATCTACCTGACGCACCCAAATTTGAAATGGTTGGAACACTCCACAGAAGTAGTTCCCAACGTGCAACGCCATTCGAATGTGCCGATGATTTGAAAACCGGGGTGGCCATTCAGGCTTGTCGTTGTACATAAACTTCACTTCCGTGCACGTCCCTGGACCTTCGATAGCGTGCACCCCATCACATCTATATTCCAACAAGCACTTCAATTCAGTCTGCATTGAACGCCACCTCTGCTCTTAGTCTCAGTTCCACATTCGAATCAAACCTGCATCTGGTTGTCCAGATGAAATCTCTGTGCACACGTTTCATCTCTGCGGCATCTTTCCCGTAGCTTGAGGGTGGTACCACGAACACCCTATGCTTCTGATTCAGATGTTTTGCAACATCGATGAATCCCTTCACTCCGGGAATGTCTCCGTCTGGCCACAGTATAACATCTCGATAGTCGGCAATCTGCTCCTCTTGCAACTCGGTCAACGTTCTCCCTAGCACCGCCATCACGTCATAATCTGCAAGCCTAACCGTCTGCTCGATTGCTAGACAGTCAAAAATACCTTCGCAGAGAACTACTTTCTTTGCACGTCGGCCACGCGGAACGTTGTAGAGGGATTTGTTTCCTGGCATGTTCAGGTAGGGTAGCTTCTGTTGTTTGGTAAAATCTCTACCGACAAACCCTTGCAACTCGTGCTTGAAATAGATCGGGAAAATAATTCGGTACGCGTACTTGCCTGTGAATGAGACGCCTATTTTCTTTTCTTCGATCTGCCAATCCTTCACACCACGATCTTTCAGGTAACGCCAGGCTCTGTCGAAGAGTATACCTGAGGGTGCCTTTTGAAACGTTACAAAATCATCAGGGAGAGACAGGGGCGTCGACTGGTCGGAGTCCTCAGAGGGCGTCTCTCCCTGCACTGGCACGTCACGCTGAGTCACCGTGACGCCCAAGATCGCTGCTACTTCGGAAAACGCTGCTCGCGTCTTCCATTCGCAGTTAAAGCAATGGCCTTTGTCGTTCTCAACATTCAGCCCGCAACGGAATCGAGTGTCTGCATTCTGTCCTTTGCTCTCGCAGAACAGACAACAGATAAATATTTCGGTCTCATCGAATTGAGACCTTCGGTACTTGATTCCGTGTTCGTCCAGCAATTCGAGTAGGTTCATTGAACTAGTTTCGTTGCCAGCTTCTCGACCACTCCGTTAGACAAACCGAAATGTTCCAAACCGTTTTTCAGCAGGTGAATAAACTCGACTGTTGATAGATCGACCACTTCCACCCGACCCATGTAGTTGTGTAGAATGATGAATTTCCCCTCGTTGCTGTTGTGCCAGATTTCAATTCTATTTCCTGGCACATCTCTCAAAATAACAACTATGTCATTTTGTCGTTCTTGTTTCTTCACCATGTAGTCTCCTCACATGCTCTGCCAAATGTCTTTGAGCACTGCGCAGCGTGTTCCGCATTTTGCCGCAGACCTGCATATGGTTCGTTCGCCACATGCATCGAAAACCTCCGTGCATTGCCGCTAGTTCTTTGTAAGGCTTTCGACGACTGTCCAGTACCTTCAGTCCTAGTCGCGCATTCAGTTCTGTCAACGTGTACGCAGTGTAGTCTTCGTGTCCGTGATCGACACCCATCACAAATTTAGGTGTCTGAGTCGTCGCCTTCAACCCGTTCTTTTTTCTTTTGCTCATGGTCCGCCCTTTGTGCTTCTATAGTTGCTTCCCGATCGTACAACAAACCGTGACTGAAATTACCGATAATGTTGCGCCCGATGAACTGCCGACCAAAGTTGTTTTTCGCAATGTAAAGGTAACGCGAGTGCTCACCCCAATCGCCCTGACCGATTCCAATTGCCAATCTGACCTTGCGTGCTTTAGAAATGTCCTCAGCAGTTTGTCCGGAACTGATAACACGCATTTTCTCCGTCTTGCGCGTTGTCTGCGCAGCCGTCCAAAGAAAAATCTGTCTGCGAGCGGCAAACTTTCTGAGGTCGCGATAAATGTCTGCGAGTTCGAATCTGCGTTCCGTTTGCTTCTTGGTCGCGACGATTTCATCGTCATAGTCAACAATCACTGCGTCTGCTGTGAAGCCACGATTTCTTTCCCGCTCCCAAATGTCTTCCATGTGGGGAACGGTCATCCCACCTTCCGTACCGTCAACAATTTTCATGCGCGAGTGAACCAACCGCATGAACAGCTTGAACCGTCGTTTTATTTTCCGTGGCAACATTGACAATCGTCGCGAAGGTAGATGCGTTATCGCAGCATCGAATCTATCTTCCACTTCTTCTCGCGGATCTTCGAGTGTGATGTACAAAACGTTGAACCCCTGCAACACATAAGCAAGCGCCATCCAAACCAACGCCATCGACTTTCCCATACCCAAATAAGCCATCCAGATTGCCAGATGACCACGGCCTGGTCCACGAATAATGTCGTCAAGCGGATCGATGAGAAAGTAGGGCCGTTGCTTTGAGTTGTCAGTTTTTATTCTGCGAATCGTTCTGTCGTCTAACTCTTCAAAGAAGTTTGAGGTCTTGTAATCCAACTGCCCAAACTCTTTAATCGCTCCATAGCACAGTTCGGTCCACTTCTCATCCGTCAGTCGTCCCCGCTCCTGTAGTTCCAGAATCTCCTGAATTGTCGAACGTCGCAGTCTGTCTTTCTTGTACTCGATTACTTTTTCTGCGAGTGCATCAACAGCGACCATCTTGTGGTTCGATTTGATTTCATCGACCAGAAGCATGAGTCTGTTTTTTGCTTTATCACTCGCATGGGTCTTTCGGCAATGATCGAGAATTTCCGTCCGCAGCATGCCACTGATTGGCTGCCGATATTTCTCATAGAACTCCAACGCCTTCGACGCCACCAGCCAAATCTCAGAAGGCTCACCTGGCTTGGGCTTGAAGTCATCTGGTTCTAGCAGATGAGCAGTGTCACGTAGAAAGTTGCGGTCTTTGCAGAGAAACGCAACTAGGTGTAGCTGAAAATCTTCATCTCGCCAATAACCACTCATTTACCGACCTGAGATCAGCGAAGCAGCGAAATTTTGCTGTGATGCAGTCAACACCCACATCAGCATCCCAACCGCCCGCGTATTTAAGTCCGTGCCTTCATACGTCTCTTCCGCTCGCTTTTCAAGATCCTCACCGTGTCGTGCGATCCATTCTGTTGCTGCGTCAGCAACCATCTTTGCAGTTTTGATGTAGATGTTCTGCCCATCGGTCTCGCTGTCAACTATGGCTTTGAATTTTGCCTGGTTGATGTAGTCCTCATGCTGCAACAGCACTAACACGAACAACCTGCCCTCAAGTGTCAATCGCAGACCACCGCCAGAAACTTGTTCGAGCAACGAGGGGTGCGATTTGAGAATGCGCCGCCAATCGTGAACATCAACGCTCATAGGTCTCCGATTGCATCTAGGTATTCTTTTTCTGAGTTGGAAGCTTCCGCAATTTTGTCTTTGAGTGCTGCAATGCGAGTTGCATCCATCCACCTGTCGATCGTGTACCGAATCAGCGAAACACCGATCGAAATGAACATCAGAATTGCGAAAGCAGTCATGCCGAGAACAACGGCCACGTGCAAATAGTTATCTACCAAGGGCTTGTCCTCCACTTTCTTCGAGTTCGTTTCTGCGATGAAACTGCTCGGTCGAGTTTCTTTGCCCGCCGATCTATCCCCTTACCATAATTGTATAGGATTCGATCCAAAGAAAAGGGATTGAGCAATGGCCTAACTTTTCCCCTAGGCTGATCGAGCCCTATCAGCCTCTCCCTTTTTTCCCAGCGCCACTCGTCGCGATGTTCACCGTTGGGAAAATCTTCGAGCATCTGTGAAAGTAAAATATTTTCTGCACTCTTGCCGGTGAGCGCCAGCAACCGCATTCCGAATTGCTGAGGCTTTTTGCGCTTGGCTGTTTTCTTTCGAGCCCAGCCCACCACGACCTTGATGATGTATCGAATCGAGACCTGGTGCCGCTCCGACCAAACCCACCACGCGTACATCCGTTGCTGTTGCGCTGGAGTAAGCCACAAGTTCTCGACACCGAACAAATCTTTCATCACGCGTTTCGTTACAACTCGAACTCGATGGGCTTTAACACGGGCGGCTCTGAGTTCTTTTCGAACGAGTTCTTGTTTCGAGAGAACGTCTTCGTTGGTCATCGAATCTTTCCAGTTCGTTTGAAAAACTTGAAACGAATCCAGATCGGCATGTCATCCCATTCTGGTACGCGATAGATTTGCTTAACGAACTCAATTATGTGTATCAACGCTATGTTCAAAGCCACGATCAGAACCACCTGTCCACAAATCAGTACAACCGCAAACCAGAACAACCATGACTCCACACACTTCATTGTTCATTCTCCTTTTCTTTCTCCTTTTCTTTCTCCAACCGCTTGTCAACGTTCTCACGAATCATTCGACCAATTCGATCATCCCGCTGTTGATCAGTTTCTTCTGGTTCGAATGGGTTGTAGTTCCGATCCTCATCCATCGTTACCTCCGTAACAACATCAAAGCTGCCAATGTGTTTCCCGCAACCAAAGCTGTCAGCAACAATCCTTCAACCACCCAACGATCTATTCGACGGTAAACACCGTAGCCAGCCCACCCAATTCCTGCACCACCGAAAATAACCGCATGCGCGATCACCACCCAAATCATCCGTTACCTCCAACACGTCCCTAAAAAACTGACTAGCACTCCATAGTCCATAGTGACGAGGACTATGGATATGGGTTTAAGGAAAAGAGAAAGTAACAAATGCGTAGCATTTGTCAGGCGAAGCCTGCTAGAGTAAGAAGATAGAATAGGGGCCATTAGTCGATATCGATATGTGACATATAGCCTCAAAAAATTCTTCTTCCTCACTCTCAAACTTTTTCCTAGCCTTTCCACCTGAATCCTGGTTACTAAGGCATTGTGCCAACGAATACGAGGCCAACACCTTGAAAAACCGTCCTCATCCCTAAGGTTTCTACCTTTTCTCACTCAAAAAGCTTCTTCTGCGTACCCTGGTTTAGAGCCGAAATTCGTCTAGCTAGAACTTTTTCCGCGTGATCAAAGATTTTACCAACTTCTCCATCAGAATCCGTGTACGCAATCCTCTGAAATGGTATTCCCAGAGCCTTTAAGGCCCGTCGTCTTCTGGTTGCTGCTTTCTCAAATCTGTTACCAAAATCCCCTATATCAAAGTACAGCAAACCAGCTTTTCCGTTACATTGCCTTACACCTCTTCCATGTTTCTGCTGGGCATCATTTTTGTTCTTCATCGCGGCACCGTCAATGATACAGTCCAGCCTCTTCAAATTGATTCCTTTTTTGAACACTTTATTCGCCAGAACAACTCTAACCTTTCCCTTCTCGAATGAAGAAATCGAAGATAGTCTTTTGTCAACTCTTTTCTGACCAGAGACCACGCGATGAGGGATTCCATCCAGTGCCTCTGACAAGTGTTTCAGGTGACGGATTCTTTCAACCAGAACGGTGACATATTTTCCTCGTCTTCGTCCCTCTTTCACCATCTCGGCGATCAGATTATTTCTTTCCGGGTCTTCAACAATGAAGTGGAGATACTCTTCATGGTAGTCTGAAAACGATCCTTCACTCTCCCCCTTATACCCGGTGTAGGTAATCTGGATTGCTACAGACGGAGCTAGGTACCCTTCTTCTTGTCCCTGAGACAGAGGGTACTCGTAAATAGTTGGACCAGCTAAGGCCCAGGCTCTCAAGCGAACAGGTTCTTGTTTCATCTGAAGAGTTGCAGTCAAGCCAAAGACCACAGGGGGTTCGATAGCTTCTACTACCTTGAAATTTCTTCGGCTCATGGCTTGATGGATTTCATCGATCACTATCACTTGCAGACTTCGAACCCAGTTTGCATATTTCTTTGTCTTGCAATGAAGATCAAGGGTCTGACTGGTAGCAACTGTGATTCGCTGCGGATCGAACACAGAGTCACCAATCATTCCAACTTCTTCTCCCAGCCCTTTCGAGATTTCTTTTCTCGCTTGCTCTAGCAGTGTCAGTTCGTCCACCAGAAAGCATGCGTTACCAACCAGCCTTGAAAAGTACATTGCCGCAATGAACGTCTTCCCAGACCCCGTTGCATTCAGAACTATCCCACCACCATATTTGTGGGATGCTCTAACCATCGCTTCAACGCAGTCATTCTGATAAGGGCGATCGGACTTGATTCCGTCATCCAGCAGTTTGATCTTTTTGAAACTGCGTACAACATCGAACTCAATTCCCAGTTCTTTTTCGATCTGATCTCGCAACGCGTAGAACACTCCGGTAGGAACTGTTCCTCGTTTCAAGAGTCGGATGTATCCATCCCAGCCGCCTCTTCGGTAGTGAGGCATGAACATGTAACCAGGCGGATGGAACATAAAGTAGTACTGCAAGGTGTCGGGATATGGCTCGTACAACGCGGTTCTTCGATTGCTTACAAGAGCGCCAACCTCATTCGATTTCATGGTACATCTATTATATAGGTTAGACGGTCAGCTTGACGCCAAACTCTGCTGCGTTCACACCTGATTGCGTCCAAGCCACAGCGGTGTTTGGGTCTGTCTCGAAGAACGCTTGATAGTTACCGTACACAGTTTGCGATAGTGCAATGTCCGATGCCGTGTTCGATGTTGTCGCACCACTCTTGCATTGAAACCGGAATGATCTGGGGCCTGCGTTGTCTTTACTTGCTCTGGCCTTCACACCAACAGCAAAGATCGATGCGGCAGTCAACGTCGCCATCAAGTACCGTTCAACATCGTTCAACGTTGCATCGAACACATAGCTTTGATCGTCATCGGGCGACGGTTCATCAACATACATCCAATTTGCAAGAGGTGTCTTTGCGACCAACGTCCACGTTACATGGTTATCTGTAGTTGTCTGCCCGACAGTAGTTGAAGCCCAAGCCGGAGTCGAACCACCGGTTTTGAAGTCAGACGTTATCGCTGTTACGCGTTGAATGTTTCCGTTGCTGTCCACAATCTGCTGATCGAGAGACATGACCGTGTTTGCCGACCACGCCGCCGCTGTTGCTGCGAACTGGTTGGTGGTGCCATTACTTTGCGGCAACAACCCTTTAACGATCGAATCCCCCAGATAGGTATTGTTCGCTGCGCCTGATGCATCGAGCAAATAAAGATCATCGTGCCATTTTGTCCACCCAGCCGCAGCCTGCTGTCCGCCAATCTGCACTGCTCCAGCAAAACTGTTTGCACTCGCTCTGGTATTCTGACCGCTCAGTTGCAAAAAGAAAGTTCCATCCACCTTGATTTCTGCAACACCGGTGGTTGGGTCGATCGTTACTTTCGTTTCAATGTAATGCCAAACACCGAAGGTGATGGAACTGCTCGATGTTCCCAGCACCGTTCCATTTCGGGTGGCGATCAAATGCCCTGATGTGTCAAGTCTGAAGTCAACTTGGATTGTACCGCCATCAAGAAACGCGCAAATCTGTTCTGTTCCGGAACCTGTTGACTGCACATTCATTGCAAACCCAAAGAAGAGTGTGACGGCGTTGGTGATGTTCTTGACTGCGCGACCATTCAAGCCGGCAATCAAAATACCGCCTGCTCCATTTCTTGCTGCGCTTGCGGCGATAGAAATTGTTCCGCCGATAGTGTCCCAATCGTGGGCCAGAGTGAGATCCAGATCATTCGACCATGCATTCAGAACAGCCATAGAACCCCCTACGTGTTTACGAAAACAATTGTACCTACAGCGTTACCAGATGGGAACGGATTCAAATAGATAACTTCGATGCCCATCTGAGACAATCGCATGTTCCCGACATTTGCTGCATACACAACCTCAATGCCCAACTGTGACAGCTTCATCTTAGCGCCAGGATTTGCCAACACCTCTAAACCAAACTGCGACAGCCGCATATTCCGATTCAGAATCGCCAGCACTTCGATTCCGAACTGGGTTAGTTTCATTCCATGCGGCGGATCCAGTTCCAACGTCAGCTGGTCGCTGAACGATAGCTGGTCAGAGAGTGTAAGATTTATCGGCGGCATTAGATTCTGGTACCGACAAGGGTGAGGCTGAGACCAACCAGGCTCGGCACGGCAGGGTTCGGGCCAACAATCTGCATTCGATCACCAAGCACGAAATTGACCGGAGCAGCACCCGTAGTGGTGAAAGTAAAGTTACCGCCAGTATCGATTGCAATCGTTCCGATTTGATTCACTGTCAACGTGCCATGCGGTATTTGATTCACAATCAATGTGACGATCGATACTGGGTTCTGTTCTGCGACACCTTCAGACCCAGCAAAGTTCCCTGGGAACACAACTGCTCGCGCGAAGCGGAAGTCCAGAAAGACCTGACCACCAAACAACGAACTCGGATTGTAACCAACGATTTCATAAATATGCGGATCGAAGGTTTGCGGCGTACCACCAATGTTGATTGTACCCGGATTACTCGGATCAGTTCCAGTTCCCAAGCCCGGCGTTGGTGTTTGGATTACTAGACCATCGACGTTGCCGTCCACATTGATGCCGCCAGCCCCGTCGTTCTTGAGCATGTTGCCCCAGAGGTTAACAACATGGAATCCACCGACCGGTGTCTGGATTTCGATGCCATAGTTAGCATTGTTGTTGAAGTTGTTATCGTGAATATTGATGTACCACAAACCGCCAGCTTGCGATATTGGGTTGAAGTTGTTCACAAACCCCATCGCCAGCCCATCCCAGAAGTTGGTCGCAACGTTGTCACCGACCTCAAGGCCACTAATGAAATTCAGTACAGTCGGATTTGGATCTGAAAGCGTTGCGGCAATAATGATACCGTCACCGTTCGCCCCAACAGCCAATCCGTCTGCCTGCGGACCAACACAAGTGTTTGCAGAAACTTTGCAGTTCTCGATACCGCCATTGGCCGGATTCTGCCCACCTAACCGCTGATAGCTGCCAATCCAAATGCCACAGATTGTGTGGCTGATGTTGTTGTTAACGTACGTATTGTTGCGCCCAACCGCATGAATGCCTTTACAGAATTGCTGGATGATGCCAATTCCCATGCCGTTAGTAATTCGGTTTCGAGCGACCTCAACTCCATTTGCCCACGTTGCGATACCAGTCATGACCGGATAGGTTGCGTTGATGAATCCCGGATTTATGTCTGCACTACCAAAGGTATCGACAACGCAATCGGTGACATGCGAGTTCGAGAACGCCTTCGAATCGTTAATGTTACCATCGACAAAGACACCTGAACCAAAACACTGCTTGAACGTAATTCCAGTGCATAGGAATTGCGAGTTATCGCCAACCAAAGCATACACGCCCATGCCCTGACCAGCACCACCCGGATTCACAATGCCCAGATCAACCAACCATCCATCCATCGAACAATCCACTGTTCCAACGCCCTGAACTGAAGCCTCAAAGATCGTTCCCTTTTGCGGTGGCACGTACGCGGGATTCGGGAACGACCGTCCAGTTTTGAAATCGTTGTCATAGAAAACAAACGCTGTGGTCTCAAGAGAATTGCCAATGAACTGCGACGGCTGCGTGATGATCTTGACCGTCCCATCCAGCAAAACTGTCACGCCTGATCGAACAAACAACGCACCATCTGGGCCAACGCTTGAATCGTTTACGTTACTGCCCGCAAATGCCGAGCCTGCTGGACCGAGTGGGCCTTTGCCTCCCGAATTACTTGGGTTGTTCGGCCAATTCGGGTTCGATGACCAGAAGCCGCCACCCACCATGCAGACAAGACCAGAAACGATACAAACTTTTGTCGGTCCTGTGAAGATACCAGCCAACGCGTTCAGATAATTTTCATGCGCCATATCCAGCGCCGTCTGAATTGCTGCTGTGTCATTTGTTACACCATCACCTTTTGCACCGGTTGTTCTCACGTCGATACAATCGATGATTAGACCAGTTGCAGGATTGCCAACATCAAAGAACAGCGGATCCGAAACCTCATCCAGAAGATTGAAGAACCTCGCCGCCAACGGCACACTTGCCTTCTGATCCGAATTGTTGTACTGATATGCAAGACCAGGGTCGTTAGGGCTGAAAGGCAAATCAAGATTCGCATACCGATAGAGGCGTTCGTACATGTAGTGGATTTCGTCATCGATTCCAAGTACACCAACCACGCCGCCATTCACGATTGCACTAACATTCCCGGTATTGCCAGTTGAAGTATTTGGTGGGCCCGCAAGACCTAAGAACCCAAGCCCGAAGCCATCGAGCATGTTTAGATCGTCGCCCAACACCAATCGCAGAACAGAGCCTTGCAAAGTGGACGTTGCTAGGTTGTCCTGAAACTGCAACTGGTCCGAAAGCAGTAGCTTGAGAGGGGAGATCAGATTAACAATCGCACTGTCTTGCAGTGTCAACTGTTCGGCAAATGCGAAACTAAAGATGCCTTGCACCGTCAGTGCAAATGCATCCTTGAAATCCATCCGATCAGTCAACGACGCTGCCGAAGGTGCTAAGAAAAACCTGATACTGTCAAAATGACTGAACGTGTCAGACAGCGCAATGTTCAACCCAATAATGATGCTATCTTGCCAATTGTTCAGGTTGTCTGCGCAGCCTACTCCGTTTTTCAACGAGAATGCGAAGGCATCCGCCATCACATTCATCGAATCTTTTAACTGATACGCGGGAGCGAAGTTCGTCCAGAACGCGTCTTTCCAATTTCCTCCGCCATCATCACCAACTCCGATACCAGCTGTCATACTCACAGTGACAGCTTCAGCCATCAGGTTGATTGAATCACTCAGCGACCGCGACGGGAAGAAGTTGGAACTTACATTCGAATCGTTCCAGAAACTGATCGAATCACTTACATTCAACTCAATCGGATCTTTGTACAGAGCGATGGCGTCAACCATGAAAACGGTGAGCCGGTCGCTAAGATTTAGAGTGAGTTGAACTGTCGGCATCGGATTACTTTCTTACAGCGATGGCACCCACTTGTTCTTTGCTGCGTTGTACTTCAGTGTCATCCCGTCTGTTGGGGTCACCGTTAGATCAATCGGAATACTCATAATCCCGACCACGTTCTGGCTCGAAGAGTTCCCTCCCAGATCACCAGCAAACGATACACCAGAGCACGATGGCAAGAACGTAAGCTTGCCCGGTGTAGCTGGATCATTTCCCAGAAACGAATTGACGGCAGGCGGTTGATCGGGCAACGTCAGATTATAGTTGCCTGCTCCAGGCAAGAGTGTCGTGCTTCCAACCTTTACACCCAAGTTGAATGTATTCAGTTGCTGAAACACATTCGCCAGTTCTAGTCCGGCTGTGGTTACCTGATCTTGCTGCGGCGTCAATGCCGAAGCAGCCGAAACCAGACACAGAATAAACAGCACCACCGCGCAAATTTGAGTCTTCAACGGCAAATACTTGAACATCACTCCTCCTATGATGTATACAAATCACCATTCTGGTGAATGTTTACTGTAAACGTCCCACCACTATCCGAAATTAACTGAAATCCAGTTGTCGGCACAGTGAACGCTGTCTGCGTTGTAAGAATTGCTCCTTGCAAGCCGGCAGTTATCAGCCACGCCGTTGTTCCTGTATCCGAATCCGTAATGTAGATCGGGGGCGGGTTTCGCGGCGTCGGCAACTGCTGCGTGGTCAATGTGCCGTCATCATTAACATACATGATCCAAGTGTTGCCCGCAGCATCTTGCAACTGCACTGCGGTTCGTGGATTTCTCGCGATACTCTCCAGACCACAGAACACTCTCGATGTTGGAACTGGGGTTGTGCCGTTCAACTCCACGGTCTCGGTGATTTGATTACCTTGAGTGTCAAATCCCGTCACATCCATAAAGCCTATGTCTGATGGATCGTCAGATGACACAAAAACTGACTGACACGGCGAGAGTGGCAAAAATGCTCTATCGATCTCAACACCGTAGATGTTTCTGTCCGTGTTGATTGGCAACTGCACGCGAATCACTGGTGAGAATGGCTGTGAGAAGTCGACCAGTACGTCGGGCGGTGGCTGCGGGATGAGCGGGTAGACAACTCGGATTACTTTCGAGAACCGCGAATAGAGCGGACCGTTCACCTGCCGCAGGAAGTATATTTCTTCATTCGCCTTCCGCTTGATGACGATTTCTCGCTGTGTCACGGTGTAAAGAAGATCGCGGTTTTTCTTTGTCCATCCCTGATCGGCTTTTCTTACCTCAACACCGCTTGCTGGCTGCGCGCCAAAGTCGATTACCACGTGCTTGCCGGTAATCAATCCTACCACAGTTGCATTGTCCAGATTCGGTAGGTATGTGCTGCCAATGGTGAGTAGCTGTTGTGGTGTTGGCGGGTTCGCGATTTCTTTCGGCGTCAGTTCATTGGTCCGGTTTTCGATGAAGTGCTGCAAGAGTTTGTCTAGGTAGTAGTCTGGCCCAAAGTCTACCGTAACATTCATCGTCTCTTGACGCAGTTCAACCATCTGCATCGTTACACGTCGAACCAAGAACTGTTGTCCAGAAATTGCCCGCTGTGGAGCGGTAACATTCAGATAGCGGCCCGGCACAGGGTATTGGAATAGTTGTTGTGTGCTGATCTGAAAGCCACTGACCTGAAAACCATTCCCCTGAAAGCCGCCCTGTAGTGTGTTGAATTGCACAGGGGAGACAGGATCGAAGGCGTCTGGTACATCGAAGAAGTAGTCAAGAAACTTGTACTGTCCTTCGAACTGTACCGTGTTGCGATCTTTGATAATCGCACCACCTGCCGCTTCGCACTCGCTACTAGTTCTGGGCAGTGGATTCAGTTGCTTGAATACGGCAGTTCTATGTCCATCATCTCCGACAATTTTTCTTTCGGCTGCGATTGAAATCGGATCTTGAACTCGCGCTAGTGCAGTGCCGGCTTCCCAGGTTTGAAGTTTGATTCTGGAACCGACTGCCGGTAGAGTGCTGCCTTGCAGCGTTTGATAAGAAGAGGCGTAAAACTGCAACATGTTAATATCGTTATTAACACCCAGAGTGGCAACCTGATTCTGGAACCCGAAGCCAAGCAAATATTGCAACTCCGGACCTGGCGGGTCAACAGGAAATTGGTTTGCGGTCGGACCATATAGTGATCGAACAAACAACCCTCCTTGCGGTGGTAACCCAACCAGAGTACTTGCCATTGCAAAATTCAGATTGTTGGCATTGACCGGAGCGAAGAGTGCAAAGCCTGGCAAGTTTATACCTGTGACAGAGAACAGAGTCACAGTTGGATTATTGGGCAGGTCTACGGATGTATCCTGAATGATGAATGTGACCGTACCAGCCGCAGCAAAGTGCTGATCGCCAAACACCTGACCGACCAGCGTTCGATATGGGCGATCGTAGCGAGTTTGCGCATTGGCCGAAATGTACATCTGCAACTGATACGAGTGATTCTGCTGCGATGTTACAACTGGTCCAACCGCCACACCTTGTACCATCGGCTGCATGGTCACGCCTATCGCACCAGATGCAGTCGGCGTTACGGTTGTGCCTGCCAACAGAAATCCAGCAATGCATGAAGGCTGCAACAGTCCCGAGTCTGAATACAGCCCACCCACAATGCCGTCGCATACATCCACAAACTGAAAGTCGCCGACTTGAATGTTTACAGCACCACCCAACTCGATACCAGAGTTCGCGAGAATATACGTCGAACCTAGTCCATCACCGCCTTGCAACTGCAACTCACCTGCTGCTTGCTCGATGGCAAATGAGGGATCATTCACCGTCCACAATGATGTGTTGACCGAATCACCAGACCACGATTCATTGATAAGAACTGACGATGCTCCTTCAAACACTGAATGCCGCAAATTGAAGTTGCCCGTTATGCCATCACCAACGAAATAATCTTCGTGATTGTTCTGTGCCTCAACATCCCCGATGACAATAGCGTCGTTGACAGGCAACGCTGGTTGCACAGGAGTTTCCATCTGATTGGGATAGAAAGTCTTTTCTCCGCGCGTTTCATCATAGGTGACGCCTAACGGCTTGTCACCGAACTGTTGAAAATAGATAACACGGTCTATTACTTTATAGTGGAAACGGGACTGGTCAGCGAAGACCTTCGCCAGATCGGCCCAGTTCTGAGTCGGATCGTAGGGAAAGTCTGGAACAAGATCACCACTCGCAACAAACGACGTGGTATCGAAAAAATTCGGGACTAGGATCTGGGCCAGCTGCGCGAGAATCTGCCCTTGCCCCAGGTTTACAAACGGAGGGATGAACGGAACTGTCTTTACGTTCAACAGCCATTCATCGGATGTTACCTGAACATCGTACACATACCGCTGAAAGCTGAACGCTGGAATGTTGTTAGCCATCCCAAGAAACGTTCGCGACGGTACAGAGGTTACAAATCCAGTTGCGATCGGCGCGTTGAACTTTCCCGATGACAGTCGGCAGTAGCCGGATCGAACAGGAACTATAAAATTATTGTCGATGTTGCACAGCTGGAAACTGAGTAGCGTTGGAACGTTAATCGAGTCTTCGATTTGAATAGATTCGGGGATGACGTAGCGAGTGTAGTCAATTGGCCCATTTCCGTTATCAATTGTGAGTTTTATGGGCATTGCTGCTCTCTACTAGCCTGGTCCTCGGTACGGAAAGCGGCTTTTCCGGTATTGTACTGCTTGAGACCTATAAAGATGCTAGAAACCACATTCACATCATGGAATAGGTCCAGTGAACGTTCCTTCACCATACCGACTTCTCTCACGATACAACTCATACATGCTGCTCTCGATGTGTGTGGTACCTGGTCCAGTTCGACCACCGGTCTTGAGTGCACTTGCCGCTTGAGTCAAACCAGCAATCGATCCACCTTTGATCGAATCTGTCAACTTCTGCAACGCTGCGATGTGTTGCATATCATAATCTGTCTGGGCCTTCTTGGCTGAAATCAAATTCATTTCTGCACTGATGCGCTGGTTGGTAGTGTCGTTGATTGTTTTCTCGACGCCGATTCGCGCATGCATTACATTGTCGTGTACCGTTAGGCTTGCTTCGCCTCCTCTATAGGTTTTCGATCCATAGTTCATCGTTGCTGCCTGAGGCACTCCGGGGAACAAAGACGGCCACAGGTTTGCTGGATTTGATGTGCCCATTTTTACAATTGGACCGCCACCGGGAATGCCCCCAGCCCCAAGATTGATTGATCCCTGCTGGGCCATTCCGGGATAAGCCATTGCAGCACCGAGTGTGAGTGATGCACCAGAGTTCGACCCAATACCACTGGTTGCAGCAAGTGATGGAATAATTCCACCTGCACCACCGCCACCTGGTAGCGCCCAACCGGGCAGAGAACTGGGCCCGCTCATCATTGGTACAGCGGTATTGCCTTGGTATGCAACATAGTTACCACCAGCCGTCGAACCTGCCGACGATGCACCTCCGGTATAGACCCAGGGCGGGTTCGATGGATTACCGGGGTAGGTCGGGTAGTTGGGATACTGATTGCTCGAAGGATAGACAGGAGCGTTAGCGGTCAGTGGACCAACCTGCGGACCTACTTGCGCAGCCGAAGGGCCACTGTAGGGCAGACCCAGTGCACCAAGCAACTGCGGCATTGTCGCCAACTGGGACATTGGCGTATTCTTGACCGTGTTCAGAAGATTCTCTAACGCCCCAGTCGATGCGGTTTGCTCATCGATCTGTTGGAACTGTAATTGCAAAACCTGCGTTTCAAGACCAGCCTGAGTCGACGCTAGATTGAATATCTGTTGTTGCGATTGCAACTTGTACTGTGAAACGGCGATTTCTTGATTCAGTTGATCCATCTGCTGGTTGAAGTTTCGTTGAAGATCGCCCAGCTGACCAGCCTTTGTTGCTGAAGCCGAAGCAGTGCGGGTCAGAACACCGCCAGAAAGGATCTGCTGTTCTTGCTTCCCAAAATCTTCCATCAACGTCTGCCGCTGCTGGTAAAGCTGATTCAGTTGAATGGCATTGTTGATGGCATCGATTTCTGACTGCCTGACCTGATCGCCTTGCGTTACCGCCCACTGCTTTACAGAATCAGTCAAGTACTCTTGAGCATTGGCTAGGTCTTGGGTTGTCTGCGCTGCCTCAGCGAATTGTTTGTACTGAGCCAGGATCTGTTGCAAGCCACCCAACCATTCTTGATAAGCGGTTGGTACACGAAGAGTGTCAAGGTCTTGCTGCATCTGTTGCAGAACTTGCTTCTGCTTTTCTTTCAACTGCTGCAACGTCTGATCCATTTGATCGAGTTGCTGTTGCTTTTGTTGCTTGGCAGACGAACTCTTACCGGTATTGACGGATGCTGTTTTCTGCCTCAACTGTTCGGCTTGCTGAATGGTCTGGTTTAGACCAGTCAGATTCTCGTTCATCTGAACCATCAAATTGTTGAACGTAGTTTTTAGATCATTCAGTTGCTTGGTTGCGCTGGCAGCTTTGTTGCCCATGATGCCACCGAAGATACCGCCACCGACTGCACCAGCAAGTGCACCTATAGGTCCAAACATTGAACCCATCGACATGCCAGACAGTGCTCCACCAACCGCACCGCCTGTAGTCGTCGATGCTCCAGCTGTTGACTGAATGAAACTGCCTACTGCTCCAATTGCACCACCCAAAGCACCAGTGAATGCTTTGATCGCACCGACTCCGTTCCCTTCACCTTGCCCGGAGAGTGCTTTCAAGAATCCTTTTGTTGCACTTTCAAGCTGACCAAACACACTTTGCGAGAATGCCGATGGCCCACTACCACCACCTGGAGCAGCTGGACCTACACCAGCACCCAGAGCCTTAGCCAGCGGATCATTACCTGGTGTCGGGAACATTCCCGGCATCCCAGCAATATTCACGCCTGCGGCCGAGGCAGTGTTCGCGGCCGCTTGGCCCATTACCTGACTAAATTGTACTAACTGGGTCTTGAAATTATTTAGTGCGTCACCGATCTGTTGAACAATTTGATTCAGTGCCCCTGCGCCACTGCCCATCGATTGCATGCCACCGGGCGGGATTACATACTCACCAGCATGCAACCAAGCCGGTCCTGTTTTCGGTACCGGACCACCTTCTGCAAAGTGGGGCATACTGCCAGCATCAAGTGAGAATGAACTAGCAATCCTGACCGCTACCGATTGCAGCACATCGGCAAACTGGAACAGAGAGTTGTTGATTTCTGAAACAGTTTCTTTAGTCGAATCGGCTGATGTTTTCAACGCATCGAATGCACTTCTGCCCGTTTCAAAGACTGCCTTGAAAACATTCGAGCCTGTGCCCAGTTGAGCCCCGATGCCGGTAGCGAACTCACCCATGCTGGTGAACGTTTGACCGCCAGCTTGCAATCCTTGAGCAAGATCGCGAATACCATGACTGCCAAACTTCGACAACTCACCACCCAACTTCGACAACAGATTACCAACCGGAGTGAGAATGTCTCGCGCCTCAGCAAGGCGTTGATTATATTGCTCCTGTTCTTGCTGAGCCTTAGCCAGCAAGTCTAGAACTTTTGCATACTGGTTGGGCTGATCTTTGACCAGTTCAGCTTGAACACGCAGCTGTTCGATGTACTGAGTATTGAGTGCAATTACCTTTGTGATCGCCCCAATTTCCGTGTCACCGACAATCGCCTGCCCACCCGGAGTCTTTGCCAATGTGGCACGAGTTTGTAACGTACGATTTATTTTCTCGTATGAGTCTTGAACCGCCTTCAACCGAACGTCGTCTTCAGATGAAGCGAGTTTGGTTAGTTGCTTGCGAGCATCGATCTCCGCCTTCGCTGCCTTGATGCGGAAATCTGCCAAATTCGCTTCGCTGCGAACAGAATTTTGATAAGTTTCATACGCTGAGTCAATCGCCAATTGCTTTTCGGCTTCGATCTGTTGGCGGCGCTTGTCAAGATAATCTTGTGCAGAACTCAAACCATCCTTGAAACTATCTTCTGTTGCTTGAACCTGCTCTTGCAAAGACTGTTTCTTGAGATCGAGTTCCGCTTCGATGCCTTTTCTAACAGCGGTCTCATGGTCTTTGACCAGTTCCATATCCATCTGCGCCTGCTCACGCATTGCAGAAATCTGCGCGGCGCGGGTCTTAGACTGGAACTGTACATCAGCAATCTTCTTCCGAATTTCGTATGTTGACCCAGTCAACTTTACTTCATCCTGAAGATCGCGGACCATCTCCTTCGAACGCGCCTGCTCTTCGGCAGTGGCGCCTTCTTTCATCCCACCAGCTTGAGCGTTCAGGACCTGTTTGCTTAGATCGATCGTTGCAAGTCTCTGCTCAAACGCCAACTCAGCAATTCGCGCATCTCTTTCTTGCCGAGCCTCTTCGATTTCCGCTTTGAGTTCATCTTGCCGAATCTTTTTCTTGTTGTTGATGTACTGTGAATAGGTTTCCAACATCTGCTGGTATGCAGATTCATTGGCAGCCTTCTCACCTTCGAGTTCTTGTTTCTTCGCTTCGAGTTCAGCCTTCGCAGTCGCTTGCGCAAGTTCCATGCGCAGCTTTTGCAATTTTGTTTCGAAGGCAAAGTCGGGCGGCATCGGAAGTTCGACGCCCGGCGCGGTCTTGGGATGGGTGAGGCGCGGCCCGTTCATTGCTGATCGGGCGTCTTCTGACCGCGCTATGTCATCGGTAAGTTTCTTGTTCGAATCTGCCACCCATTGCTTGTAGTCGGTGTCAGCCTTCTTTGAATCTGCAAAAAACTTCTTGAGTGCATCCGTGCTAGGCGGATGCGCCATCAAGTCTACAAACCGTGTGGTCAGCCCAATGGCTTCTGTGATCGAACGAACAAACAACTGGAAGCCGCTGGTGATGATTTCTAAACCTTCGGAGAACGTAATCAGGACGTTTGCAACGCCACTGAACCGCTGCCCCATGTTTGCAAATAGCAGGTTGAACCCGGTTACAGTTCGCGCAAACTCCTGAAACACCACGAGCAGTTGGTAAGTTGAAGACAGAATGTTCGAAATTGCTGTCGCAACATTCTCGATGACCGGTACAGTTGCAGCAAACGCCTCACCAAACTTCTCGCCCAACTCGCCTGCAAGTACTTCAATATCATCCAGCTTTGCCGAAACGGTATCGATGAACTTCAGAAAGACCTGAAAGCCACCAGAGCCTTGCAAGCCTTCAGCAAACGAGTTCTTGATACGAACAATCTTTGTGTCCAACACCTCCATCTTGTCAGCGAAGTTTAGTGTCGGCTCACCAAGCATGGACATTTTTCTGTCCATTGCATCGAGCATCACTAGAAATTGTTGTGTGCTTTTCGCAGCCTGCGGCATCGTTGAGCCAGCCAGCTTACCTAGCTGCAACTCTGACGTCTGAATACCGGTGGCTCGCGCAATGGACATAAAACGCCCGGTGGTGAAGGACGTTTGCAGGGCCTGCATTGCTTGGCGCGGATCACGACCTTGCGACTGAGACAGCGATGCAACATCGTGGACCATGCGAGCAATCTGGTCTGTGGTTACTTTCAGATTCGATGCCAGCGCCGCATTGGCCATTCGAATCAGTTGCACGTCACCGACCATATCAAGAGACGCAACGCGCAACTGCTTCAAGAACTTTATTGTGTCAACGCCCTTGACCTGACCTAGCTTTTCAAAGGCATCACGAACGTCGTCAAGCTTCCCCGACTCCATGATTAGATTTTTAACATCTACCGCAAGCCCCTTGACCATTCCGCCGACCAACTGGGCTGTCAGTGTGCCGCCAACTACAGCACCGAACATTCCGCCACCGCCACCCAGCAGACCGCCTAAGAAGCTTCCACCTCCTCCACCACCACCTCCACCCGGTGTTCGAACAATTGACGCCGCAGCCGACCTTGCTCTTGCCGTCGCTAACCGATTCAACGTTGCAAGGTCTTCGCGGTCAAGATTTGACTTCATTTTCAGAGCGGCGATTTGTTTATCGAGTATTGCCGTGATTTGCGTCTCGATCTTTGCCCGCTCTTTCGCAGTCAGCACATCGGTTGTGTTGATCTGTGCGCGAAGTCTTGCGATTTGCTGAGTCTCTGGAGCAACAACTCTTTTTGCTGCCGCAGCGGTAGCAGTTGCGGCCCTTCGCGCCTCTGCTTCATTCTGGCGTAGAGTTTGTGCTGTTAAACGCTGAGCCGCTGCCTGTTGTCGATTGATTGCTGAGAGTTGTTTGTCTCTTTCAGCACTTATTTGACGAAGAGTTTGAAGTTGTTGTTCAGATGGATAGCGAAGCTTGGTTAGCTTCTCCATCTCCACTTCACACTGCGCGACAATGTCCTGCCGCTTTTTCAGTACGGTCGAAGTAGCAATTGCTTCAAGATCGATCTGGGCCTTCAGGCGCACAGAAGCAGACGCAATATCTTGTACCGCCTGCTTCTGGGCCTTTAGGGTTTCTACCTGCTTCGCGGCCGCTGCACTGACCGCTTTCTGACCTTCAAGTTCGGCAGCAATCTTTTTATTGATTGCAGCTGTCTCGTCGGCAATGGCCCGTTTGCGAACTGCTGCGCGGGTCTGTTCTTGTTTATCGACCTCAGCAAGTTTCGCGATGATCGATTTTGTTGCCGTATTCCAATCGGTTGTGTCTAGCCCTAGCTTGGCTAGAAGTTTAACGAACTCTTGTTGGTTCGGCATTTCAACCACCTACCATTGCTGTCGAGATCGGTAGCGTTTTTCCTTGCGCCTGAAAGAACCTAAACGCGTCTGCTCCGGTTACACCTCTCAGGTCCAACTCCCCATCTTTGTTGAAGAACCTATTGGGCAACCCTTCTGGCAAAACGCCTTGTGGTGTCGCCTTCGCACCAGCTGGTAAATCTGGCGTTGGCGGACTTTTGATCTTTGACTTCATCTGGTGATAGGTTTCCTGTGATCGCCACGAAACTACCGCCAGTTCGGATTTTGTAAACCGCTCCTCGATCTCCCTGAGGGGAATGTGGAATGTCTCAATCCAGCTTGCTGCACCCGCTAATTGCGGGTAGGCGCTGGCAAGGTCATCCCCATCCCTTTCGAACCTCGGGAGAGTTGTGAGAAAAAATCCCGTAACCTGTTTACTTGAATCTGCGCGTAGATGATATTCCACTGCCGATACGATGACAGGTTGTCTTGGATCCAGTCTTTGGTAATGGTTGTTTCTTTGCCACGTGGATTCAGGATCATCACGCAAGCTTCAGCCATGAGATCGAATGAAGGCTCGAACGCGTTCAGGAGGGCAGTAATTTTGTCGCCGGTATCCCCGCTGAGGAGATCATAGGTCAGTTTTGCAACATCACCGGCGCGGGGGATTAATTCCTCTTTGAACTTCGCGTAGAACTTCTTCTCCATTCGCTGAGGCAATTCGGTGATGGTGAATGTTCGAATCCCCTGCTTGCCATCATCACCACCGGTTTCCCATGGAATCTCGACCTTGAACGAAAGGTAATCTTGGCTCAAGAGTGTGGCGATTTCTTCTTGGGAAGGGGGTTTCTGTTCCGCGCGGAACTCTGCAATGGCCTGATCTATGGCTAGCTGGTTCTGTTCTTCGAGTTGCTTTTTGAGATCGGCGAGTTCTTTCGCTGCCCGACCTTCAAGTTCAGCAATAACATCTTTTCGAATTTCTTCGCGGATTGCATCTGTTACGGGTGTGGCTGTTTCTGACATTACATTTCTCCTCATCGAAAAGTGTACTTCTCAGTCTCACTCAGAATACAAAGAAGGGTGGATTGATCCGTAAGAACCAACCCACCCTTCTCATCACATCAAACTTCTCACGAAAAACAATTACTAAATCGCTACTGCTTGACCAGGTCGCGCATAGAAAGCAGTGTATCCGACAACCGTCTCACCATCGAGCGGATCGTCGAAGGCCAGCGCCTCCATGACGCAATCGAGTTCATAGCCACCAAGGTCAGTGGTACCAATGTTCTCAATTGCCCAGTTGTTGAGGTCCCGGAACTGCTGAATCGATACGTGGGGCCAATAGAACGCGATTTGGGCCTGATCGATAGTATCGAGAAATGCTAGAGCGGACCACTCGGTGATGTGGGTGCCACCTTCTCTCGATGCCCATCCTGTGATGACTTGCACGTTGGCGGTACCGGCATTTGGCGCCGTCAACGTTCTGCCGAGTTGGTCCGTCGAACCACCTCCAACAAATGGCTGGTCGATAGTGATAGTGTTGCCATTGACCGATGTTACGCGCGCCACAAAGTCTGACGTTCGCCTTACATAGTCAATGTCTGTCACCGCTTGCTTGAAGACCGGCTGTCCTGCTGAACCGACAACGCCGAATTGCGCCGGGTTGTAGTCATCGTCTGCCACGATATACATACCACCTGACAAACCGAGTGCCGCTGCGTTGGTTAGTGTTGCGGTGGTCGAACCCGGAGTGTAGGAAGCCAATCCAGTCTTTGCTGCGCCAGAAGCAGACAATGGACCAGCGGTTGAGGGGGTTGCCTGAGAGATCAAGTTGAACGGGTTGCTTCCGGTGGCGATCTTGAATGCCATACGGCTCAACTCGCGGAACTTAAACTCAAACTGCTCGGCGACCTGACCTCTATACTGCGCCCTGACCGCTCCGCGATAACCGGAACGGACTTGACCGATCTTTGAACCCGGCGTGATCTTGAAATCTTTCACCCAGCCCAGATCCGTCCAACCTGCGGGCGGTGCTGATGTCACAAATGGGCCTTGGGTGTTGAGGTCTAGAATCTTTGGGCCGAGAACTGTTGACGCAACTGCTGAACCAATGGTGGCGTTGTACGGGGCAAAGAAGATACGGAACCCCGAACCAATCGCCATCATATTTTTGCGAAATGGCTGAACTAATGAACTTGAAAGTGCCATAGGTGAGTTTCTCCTTTTAGTACCACTCGCATGCCTTGACTTCTCACCGGCATGCTACTACCAGCACAACTCACCTTGTCCGTCCAAGCTACGCTGCGATCAAATCAGTCATATTCGTAATACGCACAGTTGCAATCCCGTATAGTAAACCAGACGCCTTGTCCACTTTTTTCGAAATCGACACTGGCGTCCAGGTAATGTACTCAATCGGATTCATGTGAGCAGTAACAAGATTACCTGTCGCAGGGTCACTGGTCACTTGAAGCTTTTCACAAAATCGCGGATACGTTCCGTTCAAGATTTCTTTTACGATCTGGTAGTGCTTTCGGTAACGATCTCCACGACTTCTAATCTGCAATCCTGCTTGCGGGTTTGTCCCCAAAATCAGCCACGTCCATTGCACTGTGTGATGCAAAATTGGAATCGCAGCGGACGCCCCGACCTTGTCGATTGGCACCTCACCAAGTGTCAAACAATAAATCGTCTCGAAATCAACAACCTGCGTTGGCCAGTCCATTGCATCCATAATGCCGCCCAATTTCCGTTGCGGGTTCAGCGTCTGAATCCGATTCTTTACAAACAAGTAGTGGCTGTCCAACGCTTCAATCATTAGAAGACTCGTCGATCAAAAATATGCCGCAATCCCATGTACCGTTCAGTGCCGATGGCAGAAATAATCTTTTCTTCTAGCCCTTCTTCTGGGCTTTTCATTCGCAATGCCAACATCACCATCGAGAGATACCACAAGCCGCTTGACTGCACATCATCGAAAGTTTCGCACGCCATCGTTAGCGTGATACCGAATGCGTCCTTTGGTCTGAAGACCGAGCCAGCCAACGCTGCGTCTTTGAAGTTGGCGCGATAGAGGCGGCAGTTGTCGAAGATCGCCCCGCGACAGTTGGCGCCTTCAAAATTTGCATAGCTTAGATCCGCATCGGTGAAGTTTGCGTTCATTAGTGTGGCTGATCGAAAGTCAGCGTGCACTAAGTCTTGGCCGATGAAGTTCGCGCCATACAATTTTTGGTTATAGAATGTTTTTCCTTTCACTCTGTGCGCCGTAACACTCATCAATCCTCCAAAAACAACGAGCCATCTGCCTCAGCTTGGTCCAGCAACGAATCACCAGGCATAACGACCTTGATGTCATCATGCAACTCACCGCTATCCACCGGGGCATGCTCCCTGATTAGTTCCGCTATCCGCCTGGCAGTACGGATTGCAGCCTTCTCGAGGGCGTCAGTGACGGCCCCGGTGGACGCGCTAGTAAAACGAACTCTCCCCATTTCCTCTTGTAACGCGGCGAGAAACTGAGGAGTCAGAACTCGGATGTACCCCGTCGGTGCCTGAATCGACAAATAGACTCGTTCACCGTCAGGGTTAACACCCAAAGTGGTCTTGGGCCCTGGCTGAGTCTGGCGGGCGTTGCCCCACTCCCAAACAAGGGCGTAGGCTGCCGCTTCGCCTTCGACCTTCACACCCGCCTCAATCAGTTTGTTCTGTTGGCCAAGTTCGAGCCGAAGAAAATCCAACTGATCTGCGTCTAACATCAGACGCGGAGACAAGAATGAAAGCGGGAGCCCCACCGTCAGACCAGTGATTGACTGACGCCGGTCAACGTTGTTTTGATCGGGTCGCCAGCATCGATCATAACTGCACCGCCAGGGTTTGTGCCGAGAATTGTTGCCAGCAACTGCTTCAGTTCCTGTGCTTTCAACAATGCAAGGCTCAACATGCCCTGAAGGTCACCGATCGGGCCGGCTGCTGCAAGTGCGAGGGCCTGAGAAGCGGCTGTTGGAGTTGCGGCAGCCGAACTCTTCAGGTCCGTAATGATCTGTGTGCTCGCCATTTCCTATTTCTCCTTCGTTGGGTTTTCTTATCGCAGAAACGCGATATTCCTTCTCACCGGGTCAATCTGCACACGAGCACGATTGAATCGTGCGGCTGCTGGCTTTAGCTGCTCGACGGGGACGGTCAATCGGGTTCGATCCGACGGACACTGTACCACCGCCTTTTTGCCGCCATCCGCAAACGCAACAATTGTCCCAACCTTTACAAGTTGAGACCCGTTGCTATTCGCAAGAGGACGACGCAAAAGCACCTGATCCTGAATCCTGAACGAATGCTCTGCCATGTTAACTCCCTTCCTCGGTAACCGCTGCTTCGTTTGCTTGACAGATCAACGTCCAAGCAATTGACTGTCCGGCAATTTCGTCATGGGTGACGGATTGAATCTGAAACAATCGCGTCTCCCTCACGCCTGCATCCCCCAACTGCGCTGCTGTTGCACCAAAATACCTGGGGTATGCAATGCCTAAAACTCTCTTATCCCTCCAGACCTGAAACGGGTCTGATAGATTTCTGTCACGCATTTGCTGGAGAACAAATGTGTGCGAAATGATGAACTTTTTCACGCCGAACATTAACTGCTTCATCGGCAACCCAACATCCTTGGTCGGTATTTCCATCACCTCGGGCTGCGGAAGAATTTGATAGTCGTTGAAACCGGCCTGATCGATGATTTGTCCGGTTGGTGAAAACTGAAAACCAAGTTCACCGTAACCGTTGTCGGGCACATCGTAGTTCTCGATCCGAAGAGCACACTGCAACCCTGGTCGCCAGAAGTTCAGGTGCGCATCGTACAACTGCCTGACACCGAAACCAAACGGAATGCCCATTTCAGTACGCGATTACCGTAGTGTAGGGTTGCAGCCAGCGAGCAACTGTGGCATCGATCAGATCCTCAGTGAACTCTCCCTGCACCCTCCAAACTGAGAACGACTTCATGCCAGTTGTACCACCACCCTTTGACATGAAGTTTCGAATGAGCGCCGCGCATGCATGTTTTATGTTCTTAGGCATATCGCGCGGATCGTAACCTGCGTTGTAAGTGATCGCCACCTCTGTGTATTGCGCAAGGTAGAGACCAGCTGGTACCCAGCATTCGGCAGTCTTTGGATCGAAGTCAATCATGCTGACATCGATTGGCGTGAACTGCGGCGGCCCGCCAAAGAACGATGCAATCTGCAAAACGTTCGCGCCGTAGTTGAGATCAGGATAAACCTGCTGCGATCCGCGCCGCGAATACGCATACCGACCACTTGCTCCAATGATCGGCGATAGTCCTAATCCCTTGGTATAAATCGTGCTTGGGAAAAATCCCGTGTCATAGTACTGACCTGATGCTGCGAGCGACTGCTTGACGGTCACATCAGGAGCAGCCATTGGGCGAAACATACAACGAAAAATGTTCCGCCCTTCAGGCAGCAACACTCGATGGGAGTACGTTGTGTAAACCAAACTCCCATTACCGTCACCATCCGTCCTGCCGCAATATGCGTCAATGAGAGAACTGGCCCCGTCCACGAACGACATGATGTTGGGCTGTGAGTCAACATCAGGCAATCCGAACTGGGCCAGTTCTTGTTCAGTGATATAGCGCGGCTGAAACGATGGCACCTGTCACCTCAGCTATCGTGTCGTCTGAATTGCGGCGTGGGCGTAAGCAGGACCCTTGACCACGACCGATCCGAACTTCACGATCACGAACTGAGCCGCAAGATTTCCCAACAGACCGAGTTGGAAGACGCGCGGTACGGGAGATGTCAACCAATGGTACTCGACAAACTCCTCAGACAGGATGAACCCGGTGTACTGGAAACCGGAACCAGACGGGTTGTTGGTCAAACCGGCATCAGGAATCAACGGCAAAAGACCGGCCTGAGTTGGTAGCGCCTTGACAATGACGCCAGGAATGACTTCGACCTCGTTGTAGTACAACTGCAAGGTCTTAGCTTCCTGGTCGAACAAATCCGCAAACAGCGGGTTGAGATACAGAGCCGACGGCTTGACTTCGAAATCTTGCCGCGCGACCATGCCCGCTACCTGAGTCTTCGTTGCATCGACCAGCGAACTGCTGGCGCCGATGGTCTTGGTTTGGTTGAAGCCGCCCAACTGAGTTGCGTTGATGATCTGGCCGGAAATGCCGAAGTACGAAGTGTTGGTCGGAACAACCAAGTCCGTATCCGGGCCATTCCACAAAGCCAGATCGTGCTTTTTCAGAACCGCATCGACTTGGTCGGTGAGATCCTTTGCTTCGAGATACGGGAACTGCCCTTGCTGCTGATTCACTTCAACGTCGAAGATGGAGTAGTTCAGTTGGGCAACGATCGCCTTCAACGTCACTACCTTCTCAACACGTTCCGGCTGAGATGCAACCGGTGCGATAACGCGCGGATCAACGAATGACGCGGTACCGATCAACAGCTGCTCAAAGTACCGTGACGGTTGGCCCGTCGCGGGAGTTTGATTGATTCTCTGTCCTAATACAAAGCGGCGTCGCACGAGGTCAAAGATTTCTGCTTGATAACGATTGACTTCGATAGCGCCGGGTGCCAGATAATCAGCCGCGGCCGAGATAGAGCCGACGAACTGCGCTGGTCTGAGATTGCCACCCATCGTTTTTTCTCCTCTTTCAGATTTTTACTTCTACTACTTGACGCGCTATCGCGTCAACCGCGAACGACTTCCCCTTGCTCCATCAGGTTGGCCGCAACCAGTTGGTTCTTGAACCACATGCGAGTTGTGACATCGAGAGTGACCGGAGCCGCTGCGAAAATCTCATCGATTTGCGAAACGGACAACTTGGTACCATTGGCGCGAAGTTCGCCAATGTCGTGCCCGGCCTTGGCAAGGAAGTTGGTGAGTTCGGCCGGCAAGCTACGCCGATCGACGCGTTCTGCGTAATTCTCGACCTGCGCCTGCAAAGCTTCGACCTGATTGGTAAGGGTCTCGATCTTTTCCGAACTCTGCGCCTTGATGGTCTTGAACTTCTTGCGCATCGCACGGTTGCTGGCATACAGTTCGCGAATCAACGACTTGGTCGCACTCCCCATAATCACCGTCCCTGCCTTCACACGGCGGTTTGCTGCGGCCTTTACCGCCATGCTCTTGGATTTTCCGGTACCGCCGGTCCGGGTTGTTTTGTCGCCCTTGTTTGAGGCACCGTCGTTCTCTTCGCCCGTTTCCCCGACAGAACTGGGGTCGTCGCCAAGATCACTCATTGCCGCATCAAGGTCCTCATCATCTCCGTCGTCTTCCCCATCACCGTCGCCATCGTCGCCGCCGTCGTCTTTCTTTTTCTTCGCGGCTTCCATTTCTTCGCCTTCGGCTTCGATGTCTTCAGTCTCGTCGCCTTCCGATTCGTTTTCATCGGCGTCGGCTTCGATGTCTTCCGTTTCTTCTTCGTCTTCTGCAACTTCCCGATCGTGACCGGCTTCGATGGAGATTAGTTTCATCTCATCAACGCCTGCCGCAATCGACTTGAGTCGGTTGCTCTGCATAGCCATCATTGAAGTGACGGGCTTGAAAGCCTTGGTGATCGCCCCTTCGATGACTGGCCCGAGAGCCGCGCCAAGTGCCTGTACCAGCAGTTGAGAATCCCGATCTCCGCTGGCAGCCACTCGTGCAATTTTCTTTTTCTTTTCCATCGCACTGCCTCCTAAACGTGCCAGAGCGGCTGCCGCCGCTAAGGCCGTGCTTGAATAGGCCGCGGCTGATTTGAACAACGCCGTTGCCCCCGAGAAATGAAAATCCTCTAAGTGCCAAACGTCCTCATCTTTTGAGCGAACATACACATCAGCTAATTCCATCGACATTCCAATACGACCTTGCTTCAGGTCTTTGGCTGCTTCAGGAAAATCTTTTTTCCAAATGAACCCGCGCACCATAAGTTTCTTACCGTCGATCCATGCGCCGGTAATCACGCCAACCTTTCGGCGTGGTGCGTGCGTGTCTAGGGTTGAGGCATAGTTTAACCCCATGTTGATTAGTGTATTGAGTCGGCGCTTGGCCGCTGCGGTGGGAACGTATATGCGATGACCTTCAGAGCCATGCGGGGGTTTGTTGCTTGCGGTGTCAAGAATAAGAAGTGTGCCACTAAAAGGAAGTTTGTTAGGATGTGCTTTATCGGCTGCGTCGATGGAGCAGTCACCGACGCAGCCCATTGCAGCAAGATGGAGACTCTTGAGTTTCACCCTCACCGATAGTCTCCCCGACGTCCACCCGATCGTGGATATTTGCCACGAACCTTCGGCTGCCCGTTACTGCCAAGAGGATCGAACCCTCCAGCAGATGGCTTACCTGAATAGCGATCGTTCAGGAACCGCTCCATCACCGTAGGTTTTCTTAAGGAGTCTTCAAATTTGACGAGTTGCTCGCGTTCATCTTTCGCCGTAACCTTTTGCGGCTTGTCGATCTTGTCCTCGTCTTCCTCTTCCTGCATCTCAAGAAACTCTTTCAACTCTTCTGACATCTGAACGAGTATGCCAGGCGATAACTGATCCATGAAGTTGCCCTTTGGCAACATTTGCATTTGCTGGTAGTACTCGACCTCTTCTGGCGTCATATTCGGGAGGTCGTCTTCCGCGAATACACCTTCTGGGTGAATGGCGCTACTCAGCATGCGCATACCGCCAGCCCCACCACCTGAAGCGGAAGGCATCGCAGCACCAGCGCCACTGCTGCCACCACCCGGCATGCTTGCGCCTGCGCCTGGCCCTCCGCCTGCGTAACTTCCAGCGCCAGGCATAATCGGCGCGTTGCCTCCCGCTCCACCTGCTGCACCAGCACCACCACCCATTTTCGCTTTGACCATTGCCGCTGCTTCTGTGACTAGAATCTGCCACATACCAGCGGTCAGCTTGCCAAAACCCATCGGCAATTCCGGGCGCCCCTTTTCTTTGCGCATTTCGTCAGGGGTGATAGCGTTCATTAGATATTCGCGTTGCTGAATCTGTACCTTGGTCAACTCGTCTGGGTCATCGAGTTGCTTGAACGTAAACTTCAGGTCTTTCCAGCCCAAGAACCCGTGAATCAAGTCGCGGGTCAACGCCTCTGCGATGCGAATTGCCATTGGGACCACAGCACCGCGGAAATCTGACAGGTTCATAATCAGACCGGTGTTGCGGTTGACGTCTTTTTCAAGACCGAGGGAGAACGGGGAGATGTCAAATGCGTTGGCGATAATGCGGATGAGGAACTCTTGCCATTCTAACAGAAGATCGTCTGGGAGCACTGCCTTGATGTCAATTACTTCCGGCTTTTTCAAGCCAGCAATCATACTGATTTTAGATTGCCCTTCCATTTCATTCTGCGTATACCGCCGAATGGTTTGAAGGTGGCCGGGGTTTTGCGGTTGCTCCCACCACAGCATCGTTTTGTGGACCTGATCTGATCCAGCCTTCGATGCCATATCCTGAACGCCTAAGAAAGCGTTCACAGTGTTGAATGCTACTTCTAACTTGCCGATGCCGAACGGAGTGCTCGACCGCACATTGTCTTTGATATAGACCAGTTCATCGTGCATGAAGCCGACAATGCCGCGTTCGCCCTTCAAGCCTGTCATCTGTGCATAGTGTGGACGGTCGGGCTGCGATTCTGTCCAATCGGCGTAGATGCGAATCGTTGAACCGTCCACCGCCCACATTTTCAACGGCCGCTTATAGAACGGAGTCATGCGCGGCTCGATGCACCCGTAACCGCCGATGATAATGTCTTCCGCTACCGCCTCAAGAAAAGTAAAGTAACTGTCAACGTTGTTCGGGCGACGAAAGACGTTGGTCAGAATCCGAATCCGCTTTTTGCGTTCTTGCTCGTTACCTTCATTCTCGAGGTCAGGCTCGGCTTCGATCTCCCATTTTAGATGCAAGATGGCGTTTTTGATTAGGTTGATAGCACGCCGCGGGATTGGCGTTTCGGAGAACCTGCGGAGATTATAGGGAGTGTTTTTGAGAATAGGCTGGTTCAGACGGTGGAGTGCTTCGGGGAGATACGGCCAAGCCCACGACCTGCGATCAACTATATCGAACTTACCATCACGCACGGCACGAATTTCTTCGGCATGTTTCTGCTTCATCAACGGCCATTGCTCACCGGGAGTTGTCGCCAACTCCTTCATGTGAGCACCAGACATTACTTTGACGATTTCTTTAGTTCGGATGTGACGGGCAAAGCGTGCTTGAAGGTTACCGTGCAACTGACGAATTGCCTGAAGGATCACGCATCCAGTATTGCGTTACGCGTGCCTCCCAATGAGAAGTTGCCTATTAGTATTGCGCGTGAGGTCAACGAAAAGAGTACCGGGCCTGCCCGAAGACAGACCCGGTTTACCTCTTAGCGCAACCGTCGAAGGACTACAACAGCCACAAACATCGACAGTGGAACCCCCAACTCAAATGCCAGGTGCGTTCGAGTTGGTCCATCTGTAAGACAGTACCAAACCACAGTGATTATGTCTCGCCACATGGTTAGGTGCCTGTGTTCTGCGAAAGGTTGCTGGCGACATTGACCCAGACCCCGTTAATTGCCGTAGCCAATGCACTGAGAGAACCAATCGCAGCTAACGCGAGCAACACGAGCAACAACGCGTACTCGGTCAGGTCTTGACCCGACTCGTCCTTCCACAACCGTAACAATACGTTCTTCATCGACGTTCTCCTGAGTGATTTAATTTTGCGGATTTGTACTGCTGGGAACTTACTTAGTGGCCCGTGAGGACCATCAATCCCACAACTACAATCAAAACTACAATTGCGGCCAATGCTAACTGGTTTGCTTCATCAGCCAGCCAGGCTTGAACTTTTTCGACTAACCGCTTCACAGTCCAACTCGTTTGCGAAGATCGATCACCACCCTTTCTCCATCAACTACCTTGGCTGCGTAAACTCCTGCGATGGTTTCTGGTTTGATGCCCATCACACGAAAAACTTTCATGGCTGACATCAATTTGCTTTGGGACTTCTCTGCCGACTTGAACACACGTAACCCGCCGATTTCATCCGAGCGGATCAGTGTGATTTCTTTTTCTTCGATCTTTGCATAAAACGAGTCACCAATGCACAGATCGGGAGAAAGTCTAATGACGCCGGCTTCGCTTATTCGAACGGTGCCGGGCTGGGCGTTGGGTCGGCCGATCTTTCCCATGACTATTCGGCTCGATGTTTTCTTTCGTTGTAGTGTCTGCATTTGCTTCTCCACGTTTCTCTTTGGCTTGATAGCCAGCTACCGTAACTCTCAACGTTGACAGCGCGTCTTCTTGCGCCTCAATTATTTCTTCTTTGGCTTTTAGTTCTTGCATGAAGAGTTGGACTCTCTGCTTCATCTCAGCGTAAGCCCCGCCAACCTTTTGAGCAATGTTCTTTGGCGACACGCCGAGTAGATCGACTCGCTTCCATGCATCGAGCGGATCAGTGATGATACCCTCGGGAAGCGGGTCTTGGGGAAATGGTTCAACCTTGACAACGTTTCGTCTGTAAAGCAACGCTGCTTCAACTCCACGAAAAGTTATCACGCCGACGTTTCCGTGATGGTCAACTACTTTGTAGCCCCACCCCTCTTTCGCATCGACCAAAGCGAACGCGTCTTGAACCGATCGAACGTTGGCAAGCTTTGCAACGACCAATTCTTTGTCCGCCTTCGAGAGTTGCTCACACTGCAAGACCATATACTGAACTGGATTCATCGTGCTCCTTTCTTCTTTTTCTTTGCTTGCTTGCCTTTCTGATCTTGCTTGTCGTGCTGTTGCCACCATACCCAATTTTCGTCTGGAACAAGTGGCGGGTAGTCGCTGCCAATTTCGTACTCAGAAATTGCTTTCATGGCAGCACACAGCATTTGAGTAAGCTTTGAGTTTCTCTTTTCGATACTTTTTCACAAGCTTCGATTTGTCTAAAAGCGCCTCTTCCATCGCCAACCGAGCGTCACCTTCGAGAGTTCCAGTTATTGTACACGGCATCTGTCAATTTCCTCCTCAAAGTAAACTGCCTCATACATAAAAAGAAACTTCACTGCCTCTTCCGGCGAAATGCCGTACACGTTAGTGAGCCCTTCAATCGATTGCAGATGACTCACTATGGTGGCTGAGTGTTTCTCAACTGTCAACGCATACTCCAACAGTTCAATAATTCTGGCAGTTGGAACATGCGAGCCCTCGGCAATGAACGCCTCAATACCTCTTTTCTTTCTGAGAAATTCATCACGTGTCATTTTCTGGGCTCAACCTTCTGGTGATCGTTGACCGACCCACAGATTGATCGCAGAATTAAGCATGCGGGAATGACTACGGTTGCGAGCACCGCTAGAGCAAGCACCGTTTTAACCATGATAAAAACCTCCATTCTCGGTATCTGAGCACCTCGTACGGTGAGATTTTACCCCTATTGCTACCCATATAGCCGGATCTTGAGCACCTACCGCATATTGAGTGCCTGTACCGAGGATAGGTGCTTTCTGCTGGCTTATGCGCCGTTGCTCTTCTCACGCTCCTTCTCTCGCAGTTTCTTCTTTCGCTCTTTCAATCGCTGTTCCTTCCCGACCTCCCGTCTGAACTCTTTGTGGGCTTCGCGATGTTCATCTGGTTTGCTGATCGACATTGTTCGACCAACGCGGTAAAGTGTTTTGTCTTCAAGCAACCCGTTGATGGCTTCACGAATGGCGCCACGATCAGTTCCCTTCATCATTTTAACGATGGTGTTGAAGTTCCAATTCTGTTCGTGCGGCTTGCAGATGATCCATTCCATCACTTGATGTTCGATGCGATCAACATCAGACCCAAGTAGTGGAACGTACCCAAGTCCTGCAAGGTCTTTATACTTTCGCTTTAGCTTGGTTCGTTCACCGTGAACGGCATCGCGGCACTCGCGAGAGCAAAACTCCCCTCTACCTTTTGGTCCGGTAAAGTGGATTGGTTGCAGAATTGGTTTCCCGCAATCTGGGTTGTCACATCGAATCGTGCATCCATATGCCCCTTGCTGCGCAAGAGAAAGTTTCTCACCTGATGTTAATTGAGCCATTCATATTTTCTCCTCTCCTAATTTTGATTCACGACACTGTACGGAACAATACCGGCACTAAACCGGACTGAACTTCACCTCTACTCCACGTCACCTCACTGTACCGTCGCCTAACGTCACTTTACCATCACCTAACTAGACTTTACCAATACGCTACATAACCGCACCTTACCTTTACGATCTTTACGACACATCACATTACCGCCACTGAACAACACTGTACCTTACCACGACGACACTAGACAAAATGGTACATTACCCTGACGACACTCTACGGTACCATACTGTACCGTGACGAGACTGGACTATACCATACCATCACGCCACCGAAGTACACGATACCAGCACCCAACTACACTAAACTGCACTATACCTCTACGCAACATTGCTGCACATTACTTAACCGACACTCCACCATACCGCGACGTCAGAGTATTCTACGCAACTTTACCCCAACACGACTCCACTGTACCTTACCGCAACGTCAGAGTACTCAACTTTACCGTGACATAACTTCACTCTACCTTACCACTACCTGACCCAACTTTGCGTTACCAATACTTAACGCCACTCCACTCAACCACCACAACACTTCACTGTACCGACACCCGACATTACGGCGCTCCACTCCACCATGACAGGACTTCACTGCGCTTTACCGATACCGTACCGCGCTTTACCGGCACTGCATTTTACCTGACTCCACCCCACTCCACCGTCACCTTACTTTACACTACCAGTACTTAACATTACGTTACCTACACGCCGCTCAACACAACCTTACCATTACATCACACAACCTAACTGTACCATCACCTAACGTTGGGATACGTTACCGTTACGCAACCCAAATCAGACCCCACTCTACAATACCCCTACTGAACTTCACTCCACCGACACAGAACAGCGCCCTACTTAACCATCACCGAACTGTACAGGACTTGACAATACCCCAACTGAACGGCGCTTCACCATCACTACACGATACAAAACTGTACCTACACGTTCGACACAGAACTGCACTAGACCAACACTTGACGGCACGATACAAAACAACACTGTACCAACACTGTGCACGACTACACTATACCTTTGCTGTACAAAACACCTCTGTACCTCGACTGTACATTGCGGCACCTTACCAAGACTGCACATTGCAGCACTATACCGCAACATCACATTACCCAACAACACTACACCGCCACATCGCTGTACTATATCGATACAGTACTGAACACGACGTTACCTTACCATAACGGC